CGCATACTATTGTATAAGTATGCTTTTCTATTGGTTGTTCAAATATGTCTAAATTTTCATAAGTATGGACTGGTGTTTTAAATGGCATAGATCTTAATTTTGAGCCAGATATTAATGTTCTTGTACTGCCAATAAATTCAGTTTCAAATTCTTGAGAAAATTGTCTCTCGCTTGTATTGCGAATGGTCTCTTGTTTCCATGCCTGGTCTCTGCCTGGAATTTCAGACCAGTGAACTTCGATGGGTATATAGTTACTTCTTTTTTCTTCTGAATCCACCCACATTTTATAAAATTGATTTAAACCGAGTGGTGTAGATACTATAAAAACTTTTGTAGTTTGCCCGGAAGATATTGTAGGATAAACTGAAGTAAAAAATTCTTCTGCTAATTCTTTCGGAACGTGTGCGAATTCATCTAAGAAAATAATATTAAAAGATGAACCCCTTACCGCCGAAGATGATGTGGCAGCAGCTAATACTTTTGAACCATTCTCTAATTCAATGTTACCTTTATTCCATGCTAATATACCTTGCTGTAACCATATGGGCAAATTTTCATACGACAATTTTAATCTATCCAATAATTCTCTAGCTAGGGATCCTTTATTAGCTAGTACACCTACTTGAACATTTTGATTGAAAAGTATATAATGTAAAAAGAAGGCTATGATAGTTGTTGATTTTCCGGATTGCCGAGGCATCTTACATATCACAAAACGATTATCATGAAATGTTTTTACCATATTCTCTTGAAAAGGGTAGAGATCGAAATCTACTAATCCCCTATCAACATGAATAATTTTTACATATTGTTTAATGAAATAAACTGGATCGTCGTGGCATTTAATATATTCAGATAGTTGTTCCTCAGAAAATTCTACTGGAACATTTGATGATTTAAGTTTTGGATTTCCTAGGTAAGAAGTACCCATATATTATCTACTTTAATATATTTTTCCAATCAATGGAATTATCAAGTTTTGGATTAATAGATTTGAGAAATTCATCACCGGTTTCACTTTCGCCATTGCGAGTATAAATTACTTCTGTTTTACGAATTTCTTTTCTGATTGTTGTCCCGTTTGATTCTTTTATTGAACGCTGATGTTTTCTTAAATTTCGTACTTTTATATGTTGCATTAATAACCTTACCGACCGGATTTCTTATGTATGGTCATATTTTTTCGCGCCTGTTTTATTCTTTTAGGTTCATCTCTTATGATCTGCCGGCGCATTGGTTTCATCTTTCTATTAATAATTGCCGCTTTCATTCCCTTCCACATTTTTCTTTTTCTGATTCCAGCCGACCCTTTTGCTTTCATTATATTAGAAGGTATGACTTGTCTTTGGGTTCTGTTACGCGTAGAGGTTGTTATTTTATTTGCATCTTTTCTTCTTAGTTGTGATCTTTTCTTTTTTAATTTAAAAGATTGTCTTTTATTTCTTATTTTTGATTGTCGACCTAGCTTTCTCATTCGTTGAGTGTACTTAGCAGCACTTTCTTTTTCAAATAAAAAGTCTTCCCCAAGTCCTAAATCTTCCATTTCAATCCATTCAAAGAAATCAGACATCATATTGGCGTCTTCTACCTCTTCAATAAATTCTAATATTTCTTCATCCACACTAGAATATTCTTCATCTAACTTAGAAAGTTCTTCGAATGATAACATAGGTTCCTATCTTTTAAAAAAAGTGGCCGGCTATTACACTGATTAAAGTAAGTATGATTGCGACCGCACTTGTAATAATAATTCTATTTTGTTTTGTTTGTTGTTCCATTAGCCATTCTTTCATATCATCTATGCTAGATTTGACTTTATCAATTCTTTCGTGTATTATTAATCTATCTTCTTTAAATGTTTCTTTTAATTCATCGTATTTTTCTTCCAATCTTGCATACCTTTCCGCACACAGATCAACGTGCGTTTCAAGACTGGATTTCTCCGTCTGACTGGCCATAGAATCCCGAATTTGAAAATTAATTTAGGCTTGAAGATTCCAGGTGCTCCATCTCTTTATGCTCCGGATCATCCTTATCTTTAAACCAGTAGTCCGTGGCTTTACTAAGCACCGCCACATACGCCCCTACCATAATATTTATTAGATCGCGACTTGCGTCGGGCAAGTCTTCCATAAAGAGTAACCATATTAAAAATAAAAAGGTTAGTACTACAATTAGGGACAATGAAAATCTTGCCCACCAATTCATTTTCTTCCGACGTTCAGTTCCTTCAAATATTAATGCTTTCATTGGTTCACCTTCCCATAATTTATCTTTACTGTGTGAATACATCTCGTCAATAGTATTTATCTTATCATCATCAAGACGTTCTTTTTTGCTAAGTATATTGCTCATTTTATCACTCTCTATTAGGCGTTCCAAATGGCGACGTAATATTCATCCCCATCAATTTCAATTTTTATTCTACCATCACTCCTGTCAAATCCGGCCGGATAGGCGGTAGATGTATTTTGTGTAGACATAATTCTGAATGCATCTGCTCCGCCAAATTTAATTGTGCGGCTACCTGGAATATCAATTCCATCTTCATCCATAGCCATACTTGTTTGCATAGTACCGCCGTTCATAACATTAAATTCTACCTCTCCATCTTCTGAACCATCTGTAATCGTCTTTTGCTTCCCACCAATTTGTGCAAAATTAATTTCTTCACTTGCCGAATTTGTTCCCTTAAATTTTACTTTACCTACAGCATTTCCATTAGTCCCTGCTTCATTTCGATGTAGTTGTATAATTGCTTCACTGTCTGTATCCTGTACGTCTATATCACCGCAATTTATAGTAGTAGCTCCAGTAATTGCACCACTCATTGTAATTCCACCAGATGTATTAACACTCGCAGCACCAGTCCCTGAAGAAACTAATTTTGACCCTGTAATCGTAGTTGCGCCAATTGTACCTGCATTTGTAATATTTCCTATTCCATCAAGTACTTTAGATGATCCAAGTATAACTGCTTTATTAGCAGCAGCTGTTCCAGCAGTAATTCCTGTATAAGCCGTTATCAATCTTATTTGTGTTGAATCTGTACCACTATCATTTGTAACACGAAAAACGTTTGCATCATAAAGCATATTAGTTTTAGCATTATATGTTGTAGTACTATCGCTACCGTCTTCAAGATCGTTTTTCTGTACTGTATGTTTAGATCCTCCAGCAGTACCATCAACAAATGCAAACTTTGCTGTTGAGGAATTATACTTAAGAAATTTGTCATTTGCTAAATTAGATGTATCAACATCATCTAATCTTTTTAATCTTGTTTCTCCAGAGCCCGCAGTAGCACCGGAAAAGTCTCGTGACCTTCTAGAAACTGCACTGAAGCCTTGTTCCAATAGAGAAAGTCTTTCATTATAATTTTCTTGAATTTCTTCTTTTTTTACGTGCTGTTGTTCTTGGCCTATAGCATCTGCAAATATGTTTATAGGATTTTCTTGAATTGGTTCTGGTGTATTATCTTTAACAGCTTCAGTAAGAATTATACTTTCTGGGGGTGGAGTTGAAACATGGTCAACAACTTCTGGGTTATTTTTTAAAGGAGAAATTACAAAAGATTCTACTAAATTTTCAAATTCAGATATTCCGGACAATCCTGCATATGATTCCATCATCTTTTCAAATTCAGATATATTTTTTTTACTTCTTCCGGCACTCATAATTTTCCTCTAATTAAACTTATATCATATTTATAAATTTCTGTTTAATAAGAATTATTCGGCCCTACTGCTTGTTCGCCATCTGTACATCCTTCAGAATTATATCTACTTTGTCTCCATGAATTTTTGTCTTCATTATATCTCATCCATAATTGAGTTCCATGGGAATTGCAATATTGTACGTATATTTTTTCGTTTATAGTAAATAATCCCGCTCTACTAAAACCTTCTACTTCGGGTAACGTTTCTATAGCTTGTAACCATAATGGAGGCCGCGTCTCTGCGGCGCAGGAAGTAAGTAAGACAATCAAACTAAATGTCAAAATTATTTGGATTAAATTAAGTATAACTAAATTTAAAATGGTTTTTATCTTTATCATATTTCTTCAATCTCTATTAACCTATCTTCAAATTCTCTTAAACGCCTATAAACACTTACTAATTCAATAATGGTAGGCCACGATTTTAAAAGATATTGCATACTGCCTTCTACTCTACCAAATGCTCTTATTATTTGTTGCATTACACCTAGAGTCATTACCCCAGCAACTATGGCTGGTGCTAGGAATACATAAGCTGATAATACGTTTGCTTGTAAGTAAGCCATTCGACCAATATTAAAATATAGATAACGTATATAACTTAAAAAATGAATTTTACGAACATCATCAAAAAATTCCTCAATTTTCTTTGGTCTAACATTTCCATCATCTTCGGCTATGACAAGTATTTTTCTATATGCCGCTTCTTTTGCTTGTATATCATATTCTATACCAACTAAACGCAATACGTACCCTAATCCAATTAAAAAAGCAGTACCACCTAATGTCCAAAGTAACGCACCTGTAATCAATCCATATTCCCAATCACCAAAAAAGAATATTGGAATGCCCATTGACAATCCAAACAGTATAGGAATAAACTGAACCAAAACCATAACTGATTCAATTAAAGCTGTTCCTAAACCTTCCATTATACGAGTAAATTTAATTGTATCTTCTTGAACTCTTTGTGATGCACCTTCTATTGTTCTGGCTTTGTTATACACACTATGATACCATTCAACCATGGCTGTACGCCATCTAAACAAATAGTGAGCCGTAAAATAACTTATTACAACATAGAGTGCAACATATATTCCTGCTAGTGTAATAAATGATAATAGACTTGTAAAGTATTCTTCTATTGTAACTGCATTTGGTGTAGCAAGTGCTTTTTGAATCATGTCATAAAATTGCCCGAACCACTCGTTGATTTTTACATCAATCTTTACTTGAACCCAAAGTGATCCCAAAATAATTATTGAGCCTAACCACGACCACAACAACCATTTTTTGTCTGTAAAAAATCTCCACATAATATTCCTTTAATCATTTGTTAAAGTTGGTTCGCCTCTATCGAAAAATAACCAACGGCCTTTCTTACAAGGACTTTGTTTTCTTTTTCCCCAAGCCATATCTGTATACACATTTTGTGTTCCTTCGCACTCTGCAAAAAAAGGTGTCATACCATTTGGCCAATTGTTCGTTTTTGAACAACTACTCATCAATAACATTACCAAAATTAGTAATGTTATTTTCATCCGTGTTGCCCCTTTTCTATATTTTTATATGGTGCTTCTTTCTCTACACATTGTCTATAAGGTGTAACATTATGTCGATTAGACCAAATAGTACCTTTCTTATGTCCGCTTCTGGATCCATCGGTGTGTCCTACCCAATGACCAAAACAACCGGCCTTGACTTGTCTTACTGTTTCACACCCTGCAACTATCCCTGTCGCTATCATAATAAAAATTATTAATAGCATTTTTCTCAAAATTGACTCCGTTTCTCTAAATTGCTTCCTTTGTTATTTTCATCTACACATTGATAATAAGGTAAATGAGCATCTTTATTAAGGGCTCTAGTTCCTCTTTCAGGAGGTCCTTTAACCCAATGTCCATAACATCCTAATGTACTTGTTCCACATCCAACAACTATCCATGTCGCCATCATTACAAAAAGCAATAATAGCTTATTCATCTATCTTCCTTTGGATTTTTCTGAGGCATTTGATCTTTATAGTCCCATTCATAGAAACTAATATCTCCACCAATTGTGATTCCGCCTTCTTGATTTTCTTTTCCGCCTTCCTCTTCTTCTCCCTCGTCTCCTACCTCTTCACGTAAAACCATAAATTTTCCTTCTTGCTCTGATTTCTTTTTCACACCTTCTAAGGCTTGATGTGTTTCTTTTGAATACACTAGCTGGTAAGATATAGGAATTTTTTCTTTATATACAACCCACAAATAAATCCAATTTGGTTCATCAATATAATGTTTGAGATACAATCCCTCTTTTGGATTTTCAGCTCTCGGATATCCCAATATTGAAGTATATGTTACGTATGTTGATGAAACCAAAACAAGAACAAGGGGAATAAACCAAATCAAAAACTTTGGGTTTTTTCTTCCTTCAATCAACAACCATAAACATATGACCGAAAGTATTATTAATCCAAAAATTAAACTCTCTATCATCTTCCTGTCTCTCCCGCTGCACCTGTAAAGTTTGAACGATCTGTCACCGGCTGTATATTTCCCAATTCCTGCATTGGTGTCACAAACTTTTTCTTTTCAAATGTAAATGGTTTAAGAAGTTTTCCTTCTTGATCTAAACGAAAACGAACAAAAGTTTCTTCTTGTCCTCTATGAGTAAATAGTTTCTCTCCTACCCACATTATTGAATACGGATTTACCTTGTGCAATTCTACTCTTACTGTTATAACTGGTTTTTTAGGATTCTTATCATAATTTCTTATCGAATAATAATGTCCATTGATAGTATATTCGCCCTTGATAATTCCACGAATAGTTACTACTTCTCTATTAATTTCAATAGTAGTTGTTGATCCATCAGCATTAACTATAGTATCATTCTTTGCACCCAAATCATCTTTATCTAAGTGCATGAAGTTGTAATTTTGATATCTAAAACTAACTTGTTTGCCCGTAGGATCTTCTACATAAAGATCAATATCTCCACTAGCATCATTGTCCCATTCCATAACAATAACAAATTCTGCTCTTCTGTTAAAATCTTCTTTTTTTGCTTCGGGTTTTATAAGAAGAAAGGCTATAATAAAAAGAAAGGCAAAACCAAGAATAATATTAAAAAGTAAATCTATAAACCCTATTGAGGTTTTAAATCGTGAACTTGAATCCATTGGATTATTCCCCCAATGCTACTTCTAAATTCACTAATTGTACTTTAAGAATTAAAGAAGAAATTAATCCTATAAGGGTTGTATAAAGAGCTGTTGACATGCCCACGGCCATGCTAGCTAGAGCATCTTGAAGAGCCGCGGAATTTGTTACATCAAGATCTGTAAAAGCCGTTCCTAGCATAAGTAAGAATCCGATTACAGTTCCAATCATTCCAAGAGCTAGACAGGATTCTGAAACAAACCATCCAACATCGGTTGATTGTGAAAAATCTCTTAATTCACTAACTTTATAGGTTTTTATTCCTATCCAAGCAGAAGTAGAGAAACATAAACCAAGTATAAAAAAACTTAATTTAGTAGTATCTGCGCCGTAAAGTGTTGTGTGGAGGTCAAAATATCCTGAAATTGCTATTGATAAAAGCATCAAGCAGAATATTAACCACCATTTAAGTAGTGATTTCATATACTATATTTAGGGTTTAATATGTTGCAAGGAGTCAGTTTGGAAGATATTGCTTGCCTTCTTTTTTTATTTCTTCGTTTTCATTATAATCATCATCGATATAAGATTGAGCCAATCTCCATTTGAGATATTCGTAAGCTGAAATTGGTTCAAACTTGTCTGGTTGGTTTGTAAAGTTTTCTATCATCACATCGCGGCCGGGATCAACAAAATATGGCATTGAATATCTTGATTGCTCCATATCAGTATTTACTACTCTATGATTAGTAGATTTGAGAATTCCGTTTGACCATCTTGAAAACATATCCGCCACGTTTAGCACTATGGAATTTTCTACTACTGGAACATTTTCCCATTCACCCGTTTCTTTATTCTCTACTTGTAATCCTCCTGTATCATCAAAACGCCAAAGTAGAGTTATGCTTCCGTAATCTGTATGGCTTCCTCCGCGAAGTTGACCTTCTTTTACTTCACCGTCCCATTTTGGATAGTGTATCATTCTCATTGTTGCACTTCCATCTACGTGCTTCTCTACAAGAAAACCTTTTGGAAGAGAAAACATTTCTTCAAATTTGTAAAGGAATTCATATGAAAGTAATCGTGCAATGCGTTCTATCTTCTGAGCCTGAGGTTTGAATCTTGGTGTTCCAAATTCTCTTGGCCAATATTTTTTTTGCATTCTATCGGGAGAAACCCAATTATAAGATTCTTTTAAATCACCCGGCATGGTTGGTGTTAATCTTTCTTCCTCCAACCAATTATAGCCAAGATTTTCTGTAACGCCAGAATAAGCGTTAAGTTTTTTTACGTCTGTTGGCAGTTGAAAAAACTCCTCCATGAGTATTTTCCATTTTGTAAAATCTTCGAGCCACTCATCATAGACATGTGTAAAGACTGCAAATCCAACTGTAGTGTATGCATCATACATTTGGTTGACGCAATCTTTACTTCTAAAATCAATTATCGGGATCATTTTTTTCTGGTTTAAAAATTGGGAGTTTTTCTAAATAAATTATATCACCTTTATTATATCCAGCTTCTTCCAATAAGATTGTAGCTTTACATACAATTTTACAATCAATTTTTTCTAACATTGCTTGGAGTCCTATTAGAGATCCTCCCGTGGACACTACATCATCTATAATACATACATTCTTTCCTTCTAATTTCTTAACATCACTATTATCAAGGACAAGTATTTGTGCTCCTATAGTTGTAATAGATTGAACTTTTTCTATCATAGGATTATTCATATATCCCTTGACAGATTTTCTTGCAATGACATAATCTTTGTCGAACCTTCTTGCAACGGTATGTACCAGCGGTATTCCCTTTGCTTCTGGTGTACAAAAAATATCAATTTCATCTTTCTTTGGAAAATCTTTATGAAGAATAATTGCTTCAGCACATTCTTCTATTAATTTTGTATCACCCAATATGACGAAGCTCGCAATAGCGAGCTCGTCATTGATTTTGACTTTGGGTAACTTACGCGTGAGTCCTACAACATTTAATTCATAGAACTCATCTGTAAAAGGTTCTCCCCAAGCCATATTAAGCCCCCATCATGATTAGGCTTGTACCAAATCCGGCAAGCAAACCATAAAAAGGATTAAATTTTGCAGTTACAAATGCTGCAGCACCAATTACCATTCCTGCTGGTCCAAATCCATATGGTCCGGCAAAATCACCACCAATGCTAAGAGCACCGGAAATATTTGTAGCAAAGGTAACAAATACACCTAATACAAAAAGAAAACCTGCAATAGATGCTCTATGTACATACTGCCCAATCAAAGGCAATGCTTTGCTTAATAGAATGACTGCCATAATTCCCATCATAATACAGGATGCAACTATTGGCATAGGCGCTGCCGCAGTTCCAGAAATTATCGCTTCAACTGGACCACCACCAAAGAATGCTGATCCCATATCTGCAAGACTAGAATAAATTGCAAGATGGTCTATATTTGTATTAGTCCCTGCAATACTTCCAGTAATTTTACCAAATGAAATATTGGCACCAATGTTTAAACATGCTAATGATAAAGCGCCAATAACAATGTTTCTATTAGTCCAAAACTTCCACTCAATGTTACCCGTTGTAAACTTTTCGCGTGAGTTGTCTACTACAATTTCTTCTAGTACAACACCCAACTTTTCGCGCAATGGAGCATAAAACTTTAATGCAACATAAAAAAGTGTGGATAAACTTACGGACCATATAATTGTTTGTGCTAAGTCTTGGGTCCAAAACCAAGCAAGTAAAGCACTAATTAAAGATACTCCTCCTGTCCATTTTTCTGACTTAAACAAATCTACAGAAACATTCGCCAACATAATACCCACTCCGGCCATCATTGATGTGACAACTAGAGGACCAATAAAGTTAACCAACGCTTCATTCATACCAAGCAAAGAAGGAATCAACAGTAGGGTGGCACCCCAAAATATAAGAGAGAGTCTCTCTTTTATATTATTACCTAGAGTACCAGCCAACGTGATTGTTTCTGCTTGGAAGGATATAGTTGCGACAGACATAAAGAATGCCGAACCAATAATACCAATAACAAATGCTATTGCCGTAGGAAATGCTGCGAAGCCAAAACTTAACGCTAAAATTCCCTGTGGAATACCATTAATAACAACCGCTATTGCGGTCAGAATGCTTTCAAATAAGCCTTCCATATTTACCTTTCATTATATTATTTTACTGTAGTTTGCCGTTTACACCTTCGACATAAAAATTCATAGTGTCGAGAGCTTGTCGCTTGATGGTATTCGGTGGAACTTTTGTTCCATCTTGCTTAGTAACACCGGCACTAAAGGGAAAGAATCTATCCATCTTGTCATTTACCCAATCCATTTGCAGATTCTCAACATGATTAACAACTTTACCTGGAACATTGACACCCCACGGCGAAAGTCCTACACAATTTTCCTGTAGGCCCCAATTTAACCGCTGACCTGGTTTCCACGTTCCATTTGCAACAGAGTCCGCTAAGTGTTTATACATAAGATTCCAGTTGAACATCATTCCTGAGATGTATCGATCTGGTCCATTGTGTCCCATAGGTGCATCATTACCCATTGACCAAACTTCTTTACCGTCACGTTTCCACGCTTGTTGTGCAAGTGCAACTACACTAGGTGAATCGGTTGTGGTAAACAGAATATCATTGTTATCATCAAGAAGTGCTTTGGCAGCATCCATATCTTTAGGTGGATCGAACCAACTATTAATCCACACGATATTTACTTCAATGTCTGGATTTACTGTTTGAGCACCAAGTGCAACTGCATTAATATTACGAATAATTTCTGGAATTGGATGTGAACCAACTACACCAATCTTATTAGTTTTTGTCATCAATCCTGCAGCAACACCAGCAAGGTATCGTGCTTGATAACTCATACAACCATAATTATCAAAGTTAGTATCATTACCTTTGTAACCTGTAGCGTGCATGAATATTGTATCCGGAGATTTTTCTGCAGCCTTTGCCATTCCATCCATATAACCGAATGATGTTGCAAAGACAATATCGTGTTTTCGTGCAAGTTTAAGGAATATTTTTTGTGACTCAGCTTCCGGCACCATTTCAACCATGCTAACTTTATAACCATGTTTTGTCAATGATTGGAAACCATCATGATGTCTCATTGACCATCCACCATCGGTGTGCGGTCCCACTAGAACATAACCAATTGAAGGTAATTTTCCTCCAGATACATTTACTATACTAAAGATTGCCAACCCGACAATCGTTGCCAATAAGGCAATTATTTTCTTCATATGAACTCCTTCCAGAGTTAAGTAGTTAAAATAGGTCGCTTCCACTACCTATTATAATTAAAACTGCCCCTCCTCAGTTGATCCCTTAATTGAACTAAGACCTGAACTACCAGTACAAATCTGTCCAACTTGATCAAAATAAGATGCACCAACTTCCCGTTGATGTTTGACAGCCGTGAACCCCCGACTCTGAGCAGCGAACTCTTTTTCTTGTAGTTCAACAAACCCAGTCATTCCATTGTCTCTATATTTTTCAGACAATTCGAACATACTATAGTTTAGAGAATGAAATCCCGCAAGGGTTATAAATTGAAATTTCACATTTAATTCACCCAATTCATCTTTAAAACTTCGTATTTCTTTATCATTTAATTTTGCTTTCCAATTGAAAGATGGAGAACAGTTATATGCAAACATTTTATCTGGATATTCAACCTGAATTTCTCTTACGAATTCTGTTATTTCTCCTATGTCTGGTACTCCTGTTTCCATCCAAATTAAATCACAATATGGAGCATATGCAAGTCCTCTTGAAACTGCTTGTTCCATTCCTGCTTTCACCTTGAAAAAACCTTCTTCGGTGCGATCTGATTTTTTTCCACCTACCATGGAGCCGCCCCATTCTTTATCTATAATAAATTCACTATCATATACATCACTATCACTATTTAATAATCCTCCAGAAAGTGCATCAGTTCTTGCAATAATAATAGTCGGGACATTCATAATATCTGCTGCTAATCTTGAAGCTATAAGTTTATTAACCATTTCTGAAGTAGAAACTAAAACTTTCCCACCCATATGTCCGCATTTTTTTGCAGAGGATAACTGATCTTCTAAATGGATTCCCGCAGCACCGGCTTCAATTAAATGTTTAACTAGTTCATGTGTATTAAGAACTCCACCGAATCCGGATTCTGCATCTGCGACAATTGGAAGAAAATAATCTATTTCCCCTTGTCGATCTTCCATTGTTTGGATTTGATCTGCTCGTATAAATGTATTGTTGATTCTTTTAACTACTGTCGGAACGCTACCTACTGAATACAAAGATTGGTCTGGATACATCTCTAGACTATCATTTGCATCCCCTGCAACTTGCCAACCACTCAGGTAGACTGCCTCTAAACCTGCTTTGGCTTGTTGCATTGCTTGATTACCTGTTAATGCACCCAGCGCACTAACATATTTTTTCTCATGAAATTTTTTCCAAAGTTTTTCCGCACCGTTTAATGCGAGAGTGTATTCTATATTAATAGATCCACTTAATTTTTTAACGTCTTGGGTAGTATAAGGTCTTTGAATAGATTTTTGCCGGTCGCGCATCCAATATTTAGTTTCATTTAAACTAAATTCATTATCCTTTGCCACTTGACTCTCCGCTAGATACATTTTAATTCAGTGATGTTATATTATATTTATAAATTATGAAACAGGGTCGTGAAAATAAATATCTTTAATTTTTCTTAATTCCATATTTACTTCATCTAATTCTTTTTGAACCATTTCATATTGTTTACGATAATAATCTCGTTCCTGTTCCACCTCTTTCCATTCCGATAAATGGTCTTCAGATTCAAAATGACCCAACAGCTGCTTCGCCTTTTGTGAAAATGGCATTTCTCTCCTTGTGTTAAGAATCCTTATTATTATGAACCTCTAATTCTTCTTTTTTCTTCCATGCAGTCGCACCTAATATAGCTCCAAACGATAAGTGAAACATTGCTCCAGCTCCTAGAGTAAGAGGTTCCCATCTAGTAACATCACATTTCACTCCGGGTGGATATCGAACTATATCATTACAATGTTCTTCCATTTTTAAATTCCATATTAAAGGAGCAATAAAAAAATCAACCAAACATATAAACAAATATAATAATGCTGCCCAATCTCTCCAATATCTATTAATAGTTTTATTCATCATATTACAGCATAAACGTGATATTTTAAAATAGTATAGATGAATCCTGCTAAGAATATACCCATACCAATTTCATGTACTCTTTTATTACTACTAAACACCATCGGAGTCATGACACATAACATAATGACTCTACCGACTACCTTGAGTGATGCTACTTCTCCTTGAAAAAATACAAAAAGATTTGCGAGAAGCATAACTTGTAGTATCCATGCTAGTCCTAATATTACTTTATGATTATCATAATAATATTCATGTAAATTAACCGACTTATCTTTATATGTTTCGGGCTGTGGGGCAACTACCTCACTAACCATAAAAAACGTGAATGGTACTCCCAAATATAATAGAAATGTGAATAGGTTCCATCCCTCATTTGGGAAATAGGTCGGGTCTCTCAACGGATAAGATGTCCACCAAAATAGTATAATAGTAAAAAAAGTTATAAAACTTATTGCCGTATGTGGCCAATAAAAATAGACATCATCATCTGGACTATCATTATAATTCTTTGCTAATAATGAACTGTAATTTATCATCAACCTTACCATAGACAAACCTAATATCACAAACGCAATCATTGACAAATGTGAATATGTTACCATTTCGTTTTCCCATATTTAAAGTGTTCTACATACTGTAGAAGATTGACACAACAAATATTTCATTCCATCCAAAGTAAACTTCAATTCACCTATGATTACATCAAGTATATTTAATGCACCACCTAAAACGTCATCTCCGAAAGGACCTTGCAAAACAAATATTACAATTGCGCTCATCATTCCTAAAAGAAAACTCATGTATGACCACTTGAGGAATCTATATTTCCTAAGTGCAAGAACTTTACCTTGTCCATATATGTCACCGGCCATGGCATCATATACAGAATCATCAGTCATTAAAGTTTCTGCATAATCTTCCTTATACTCTTCTATTGGAATATGTGCAAAGTGTCCGAAAAACAAAGGATTGAATAGTGGAGATTTTCTATCTATATCTCCTGCTTCATCTTTTGGATAATCTGTTTTTGGTATGATTGCAAATATTGCAAAGAGTAGTGCAAAAAAACAACCAAATGCAAATGTTAGAAGTGGCCATTTTACCAATTCATTATCAAGGTTTGCAATCGCAATAGAAAATACAACAGATGCAACTGTAATCATGATATTTGCTTTTGCATCCGCCATCAAGTTCAATCTCATTTGATTGCCGTGATTGACTCGCAGAATATTATCTACTGCTGTTCTATTTTCTGGTACTTTTGAAAATTGATTAATTTTATCCATACTACACCTCCTACTTTAATGGTGGTGCATATAGTAGTCCTCCATGACTATAAAGTTGATTCAGTCCTCGCTTTAGTCCCAATATTTCTGCAATATTGCGGTTATATATCTCTTTGTAATTTCCAACCTGTTTAATAATATCGTATGACCAAGTAGCACTTAATCCCAATTTAGCTCCAAGATTGGGATGGTCTTTTCCATTCTTTTCACCCATAAATCGTTGAATATTTGGGTCTATGTTCTCTATGAATGAATCTATATTCTTTGAGTTGATACCCATCTCTTCTGCAATGAATAGAACATATATTGACCATCTTACTATATCTGACCACTTTTGATCTCCATACTTAACAACTGGTCCCAATGGTTCTTTTGAGATAATCTCTGGAAGTATCATGTGCCGAGAGGGTTCCTTAAAACCTAATCTGTTAGATGCAAGACCAGACCTATCAGTACCATACATATCACAATCACCAGCCAGATATATATTTTTAGCATTCTTATCTGGTGGTACAGGAATAGGAATATAATTTATTTCATGTTTTGTGAAGAAATCTGCAATATTTTTCGCGCCAGTTCCAGTACTACTGAAACAAATCTTTGCACCCTCTAGTTGTTTAGCAGAAGATACTCCAAGTGTTTTTCTTACAATAAATCCCTGACCATCATAATATGTTGTTGGTAGAAACTCAAGTTTCTTAATTACATTTCGTGTAAAGGTATAAGTAGTTGCCGCAGAAAGAATATCAATAGTTCCATCTCTCAAAAATTCAAATCTAGTCTTTCCATTTGTTGCAATGAATTCAATTGCTTTTGAATCACCGAATACTGCTGCAGCGACTGTACGACAAATATCAACATCAAATCCTGCAGCCTCTCCTCGTAATACTGAGAACCCTAGAAAGTCAGGATTCGTACCACAAATAACTTTTCCTCTTGCTTTTACTCTTTGGTATGTGGAACCGAATGTTGGATTGTATTCTGGTTTTTCAATCACAGACATAGATGCATTATCTTTACCAATGGCAAAATTATCTATAATCATTATCCAGAATATCCATGCCAAACAAACAAAAGCTCTAGATGCAAATATCATTGTAGCGTCCGATATATGTTCAATAATTCTGCATCGGGCATAGCGGTAGTCATTGTATAATATCGTTGATGTCCAACCGCCATAAAGGATTTGACATCAGAAAAACTGGGATATTTCTTTAAGAGATTGTGGAGTAGATAATCTGGTGCCAAATGACACTCTGCACATTGATTATCTTTCGCAAATACTCTAGTTGATTTTTTGTATCGTTCTGATTGAACTAGAATAGAATTAAGATCCTTTTCCATATATGTAACTTTTTTATCTATGTCAGGTATAACCATAAAAATTAAATATATAAGAAGTGCTATAATAACATAGATGAAAGATTTACTTGCAACTATTTGATCTTTTTCTGCGAGTTCCAGCTGTACGACATCTTCAATCTTTCTATCCAGTTCTTCAATATCATGTTGTATTATTTTTTGGTCTTTTCCGTTTGCAACAATTTTTTCTTTTTCAGCCATAATTACCTCACTTCTTTCCTGCTTCGTTTAACTTTTTGGTGATTTGAACTTGAAACCATTTGAGAACAATTGGTATGCTCACATTGGAAGTCAATCCAAAAAGATAACCGATGGGATAACGGTAACTTTCATAGGCCGCGAGTTGTGGAACGTTTGTAAATACAATGGAAATCAACAAATATCCAGTTGATGACATTCCCATATTAATTACTAAATCAAGTAAAATCAACCATCCATGACCGCTATACTTATCCTTATTATCCTGTCTGTAATTAAACAGAAATATCCAAAATGATGAAAATAATACTAATCCAAGCATCATCATTTCAGAAGTATTAAATAAATCAATCATAAAGCATCACTTTTCCTTATCTTTAGTTTGTTTTAAAAGTTTTTGAAGATCTGCGGTGCTTCCAACAAATAAAGCATTTGTTACATGTTGTGGAGACTTCCCCTGGCCGTCTTCATTCATAGATTGCATTGTTTTATGCAAGCCAATAAGTTCTTTATTTGCATTAGTTAACTTATCTATTAATTGGCCTACTACTTCATATGCTCTGGGATGTTCTGTCTCCCTAGCGATCTCCATTAAACCGTCCATGGCATCAGAACCCCTTTCTATAATATTATAAAGATTCTCTCGCGAATATTGAAAATCTGTATCTGAATCATCTTTAGCACTTTTTTGAGGTATAACTTTTGCAACCGGTAATTTTTCTACCGTTGGAGTTATTTCAAAAACTTCGTTTAATTTGTCATCTACGTTTTTTGTTGATAATGGCTTATCAATTGGTTCACGATCTTTCATCATCTACCTTTATAAGTTTTTATTACCGAGCGCTTGTACATCTAAACTTGGAGAACGCTCGTCCAATCCTGTAACAGGATCAAATTCTATTCCTTCAGCAAAAAAGTCTCTTGTTTCAGTTACATCATAATCGGCAGAAGTGGGGTCCGCATCTCCCACTGTTTGGATTATTCGAGATTTTACTAATGATCTATTTCTATCCCCTCTTGTTGATTCTGAAAGAAATTTAGATCCATCTTCATTTATAAAATAACTTCTTTGTGCTCCAAAAACATTATCAGATTCTAATACGATATATTCTGGTTCAGATAGTGCTACCGCCGCATGAGGTATTACATGAAAATTTATAATAGACGTTCTAATAAGTTTAGTTGATTCATTATCACTTCCGTCACCAAATCCTTTTCCTTTAATATTTGGATACAGAAATCCTTTAAGGGTAAAATCTAAAGTCCATATTAAAGCTCTTCGAGATAAAAAATCACCTTCATATGAATCTTCAACATTAACACCGCCTAAAACAATTGGTAAATCTATTTTTATACCCATTGTTGGAAGAGCATGAATTGTAACGGTAAAATCTGGTTGAAAAAATGGTAAAATTTGTTCTATAATTTGTGTACCGTCATCAGCATTTTTTACATAAACAGCTAAAGCAAATGCAAAATCATATGGTACTGGACTTTTAACTACCCCAGTTTCTCCTTTATGTTTACTCGTCCTATTATGGAGGGGATGCAACATTCTCTCGGGACTATATGACATTGAGGTCATATCGAAACCCATCCTCGGCAATTGCATCCCCACTTTTTTATCTAGATTTGCATCGCCGGAAATCCTTGTCAAAAATTTCTGTTTGGGTCCATAAGCTAAAGGTACTTTTATTGTCTCTGTTACATTGCCAGAACTGTTTCTTCTTTGAATATTAATGTCATTAAAAAGTGTTCCGAACACAGCTACATATTTTCTTACCAAGCCATGATACCAATATTGTCCTATCATTAAAATGATCCTTCACTAAATGGATTTCCTTCGGTAAAATCAATAATTCCATTCGCTGTTGTTTGAATTACTTCGTTCTTTGCTTGATCATTAGTTTGAGCAAATTCTTTTATTAGACTGCTCATTGTCGCTGTTACACCAGATGTTTGACCCGTTATAGTTTCACCGTTTGTAAATGATCCTACTATGTTTGTAACCTTTATAATATAATTATCATCTTGTATTGATAATTTTAATACTTTAGCTGTCGCACCTGATTGAGCTCCAATTATAAATTCCTCCGAAGTAAATGTTCCCGAAGCGGAAGTATAAAAATAATCTACTGAATATGCGTTTTCAACTTCCACAGCATCTATTGCTTCGATACCTGTATCAATATCTTCACTACTATATTCAAAGAATTCACAAGATAAATCATAAACGGGTAATTTACCTAGTTGATAAAAAATTGCCTGATGTTCAACAAATTGTATTTCAAACAGTTTCTGGGCCAAACCAAACCAAATTAAATCACCTTCAAGAGGTCTTGCTGTAAGGCCCAATCCTTTCCAAGTACGCTGTGCAATAGAAAAGGTAATTTGTTCTCTAATTTCTAATCCAAATCTACCAACAAAAGCTCCTTCACCCTCAAAACCATCAGTAGTTTTAATATACATTTCTATTGGATATGCTGATTCAAAAGATGATGTAGGATCTTCTCCAAAAATATTATCTACATTATTTTGAGTTCTTGGTAGATAAGTATTCTCATGTCCAAAAGCTTGTATAGATTCAACTACTAAATCTTCTAGAAGATTTTGTTCATTCGGATTATATTTTTGGAAATAATTACTTACTGGCATCGTCAGCCTTTTCGTCCGTCACTCTAACTCTTAGAATCGATTTTCCATTAATGGTAATATCACCCTTTTCATTTTTACCAATTTCTTTTACTTCTATTCTTCTATTTTTAAATTTACCACCAAGAACAATATCTCCAACCTCTATAGGTAATTTAATTTCTTCTTCTATAAATTCTCGAAATGACTTCATTAGTTATCTACCTTTGATCCGGCTCTCCATTGATAACAACTCCAATATTTTGCTTTCCATTTGGGACCCGGCTCTGAACATTTATGCCTTGCACGAAATGACTTTCTCCTTACCGGATCATCTCGTTTGATTTCCATGTTTGGATCACCAAAACCTACTTTAACTACATTCCCCTTTTCGTTCTTCGCATACACATAGAACTTTTTCTTTCCATCGCTGGCACGTGTAGGGTTATTCAATTTAACTTTCTTCCCTTGATATTCTGATTCTTCTATAAATTCTCGAAATGATTTCATATCATCCTGTCATAAAGTCATCAGGCAATTGATATTTTGTAAAGATTTCATCATCCAACATTTGCAATTCTGTTGTTGCATCATCAAAAATTTGCCTGCCATTTAAAGTAGTGCCGCCGGGTAATTGTAAGCCTTCGAATTTTAATAAATTAGATCCCCATTGTCTTTTAAATAAAGATGTTGTGTATTTTTTTAGCCATAAGTCATTATAAGCATCTGTATTGGATTCTGGATCTAATCTTCTATAAGTTTCAAACATCAAAAATTTTCCAACCTTTAATTCTCTCTCCCATTCAATATCGAGAAATAATTTATTTGTATGTCTATTAAATCTAAATGAAGGAGCTTGGTTAAAAAGATTTTCTATTAAATCCAAATGCTGCATTGCTATAGTATATCCTGAAAGCTGCTGCTTACTTAAATCAAACATATCATTTAGTCTTAATTGGTATCTTACATCGAACATACCAATACTTCCAGTTGTTGAATCTATAGGAAATACTTTAATAATGCTAATAGTTTCATCTCCAACAGTAAGATACTTATTAGTAATATCTTCTTCAGTAATTACGTGTTTTAAATATATTTTTTCGGAACCATCATAATGATAATCATTATAGAGTTGAATAGATTCATCAATTCTATCTTCTAATTGATCATCGTCTACGTTGATTTCAATGACCGGATGGCCTAAGGTTCTAAGACAATATTCTTTAAGTTGTTGCCGTGTTTGGGGTTTTGCCATAATGAGATTCCTACATATAGATTGCTTTTATATAATGTATTTATCTCCATACAGGTCCTGACACCCAGGACACTAGCGAATATCTAGTACCTTTAGTAATTGGGGTAACTTGGTGTTGTGTGAAGCTGGGAAATATTAATGCGTCTCCAAACTCTAAACGCATTGTTCGAGGGTCCTTTTGATTATTTAGAAGTAATTGTAAATCTCCTCCTTTATAAGATCCCGCATTTAGTGATATAGTTATACTTAATTTTCTTACATTTTGATGTTTTTTATAGGTTGATGTAAAATCATCATCGGCATGCCACGAATAAAAATCTCCTTTTTGATATTTTGTATATTGGACATTAATAGAT